GATTTATCCCAATATGAGGAGATGCCGGCGTGGATGAAGCGTCGGTACATGAAGGGTTTTGCGCTGGAGAGCCCATTGGTGTTTGCGGAGTACGTGAAGACGAAGGATGAGAGGGACAAGGATAACCCGGTGAAGCCGTTCCCGTATGAGAAGCCTGATTTGAAGGTTTTGTATGGTGATATTGACCGGTACAGCATTTTATTTGTGCCTAAGAGCAGGCAGATAATGTTGACGTGGAAGCTGTGCATTTACTGTTTATGGTTGGCGAAGCGATTTAGTCACCGGATGATATATGTTCAGAGCATGAATTTATTGAGTGCGGGGAAGCTGGTATTTAATGGGGGGGCGAGTCAGAACTGGGAGACGGCGAGGATAAGTTTTTTGGAGCATCATTTGCCGGGGTGGTTGCGGGATGATGTGGTGGCGACGAGTGATCCTCCGAGGCTGGTGTTCCCGAATGGCAGCATAATTGAGGGGATTGCGCAGGGGGGGGACAAGATAAGGAGTCAGGTGCCGAGTTTTGTTTTTAGTGATGAAGCGGCGTTTCAGCCGGAGTTTGCGGATGCGTACACGGCTATGCTGCCGTTATGCAAGGGTGGGGCGAAGCTGGTGGCGGTGAGTTCGGCTGGGCCGGGCTTTTTTGCCAGGGTGGCGAGGGGGTAGATGGGTAAAGCTAACACCAGGCAGAAGGACCCGCCGAAGGGAATTCGGGAGTGGGACACGTCGTATGGGGTGCATGTTTTGAGGATACACTATACGGCTGATCCTGACAAGGACCCTGACACACACCGGGGGGCGCTGTGGCTCAAGAGTGAGTTGGTGGGATACCCGCAGGGGATGGATGATCCCCGGTGGCGCCGGGAGATGGAGATTGACTGGGACGCGTATGCGGGGCAGTTGCTTTTCCCGTACCTGGTGAACCCCGAGTATCAGAGGGCTATCCTTGTGAATCCACTGGAGAACATCCCGGACGGGTGGCGGTTGACGGCGGGATTGGACTATGGGGCGCGGAACCCGAGCGCTTTGGTGGTGACGGCGTGGGATTTTGAGAATAGGCCCTTGACGGTGTGGGAATATTACGAGCACCCGCAGGATCAGGAGGAGTCAATCGAGGCGTTCAAGTTGCGGAAGGGTTACAGGCGGCTTGCGGACGGAATCAAGAAGTGCCCGTGGTTTCACAGGATAAACGGGAAGATTATAGCGGACCAGAGCATTTACAACAAAAGCCAGGAGACCGAGCGGGGCCTGAAGAGTCTTGCGGCGTTATTGGCGGAGGAGGGGGTGAACCTCATGCAGGGGGCAAGGGGGGGGGATATTGCGTGGTATGAGATGGTGAACGATTATTACTGGCAGAACCCTGCTAAACCGTTATGGCGGATAACGAAGAACTGCACGTGGCTCTTCTGGGAGCTTCAGAACCTTCGGTTTGCCGAATGGAGCCCCGCCAGCCAGGAGGTCCATAACCTCAAGGATGAGGTGGTTGATAAGGACAACCACGCGGTGGATGCTGTCCGGTACGATATGCTGTTCTGGAACCGCAAGCCAACCACGGTTGACCCGGCGGCCTCGGGGAGCGCCATTGCGGGGCGGATTGTGGACTTCGTGAGCGGGAAAAGCAAGGTGATCCCCATTGATGGATACCGGAACAGGAGGCAGAACCTCTATGCTGACTTTGGGTGATGCAGGAATTTTGCTGGGGGCGGTGGTGATAGGGGGGGTTTTGACCCTTCTGGCGGTTGCCCTTGGGGCATTCTTTGTCTTTAGGACAAAAATGGCTCATCTGGGAACGCCTTTTTTGGCCCAGATGACGGGAAGGAAGCCGAACAAGAAGCCCCGGTATTACATTGAGCCTGAAAAGCAGGAGGACGTGTTCGAGAAGTTTATGGATGAGGCCGTTGACCGCATTCGGGAACAGAGGCAGGCTGGGGTGGAGCCAACCCCGGAGAACATCGAGGCTGTCTTGACGGGAAAGGTTAAGGGGAATGCCGCTAACTGAGAAGGGCAGAAAGATTATGACCGCCATGAAGGAACACTATGGGGCCGATAAAGGGGAAGAGGTCTTTTACAAATCCCGCAACAAGGGCACCATAACGGGAGTGGATGCCAAAAGCGCCCTCAAGGCCGGCTGGCGCAAGAAAAAAGGGAAAAAATGAAGATTTACTGTGCGTGTTGCAAGAAATGGACCCTGGACAGCACCGATAAGTTTGTGTGCGGGGGGCCGTACCGGGGCGATATGTTTCGACCGAAGCCCGGATTGAAAGCGTATGGGGACTTTTTCCGCTTCAACCACCGGACGCGGGCGGGGGACTTGGTGTGTCCACTGTGCCAGCAGGGGATTGTGAAGCGCAACGGGGACCTCCTGACGGAACACGGCACCATAAAGCCCGGACAGGCGACGGTCGATACGTCTATTTCCCTCATCTATACTGATGTTGAGCGGTACGCATGGCTGAAAAGCACCGAATACAGCCGAGAGTTGCCGGAAAAGGAAGTTTCTGAACCCCAAATTACCCCTGAAGCCCCGGAACCTACAGAACCACCGCCTTTTACCCCCGACATAAACGGCCCTACGTGGAAACCGGATGAAGTGGTGGAGAAAACGGAAGATCCTGCAGATTCCCCGGAAGATGAAGACAAAAGCGACATCAAAACAGCCGATACGGGCGGGTGGGTCTGTATGAAGTGTGGGAGGGAATGCAAGACCGAAAACACGGATGATGATTGACCATGGCTGAAGAACTGTCATATCCGCAACGGTATAACCTGAGAAACCTTCCCCCCGCGGGGGTCCCGGAGGTGGCGAAGTTTTTCAACGGCCTGTGGGAGGTGGCCAAGCGAGAGAAGATCGACCATCTCAGGATGCACGACCGATGGGTATATCTCCATAAACTCTTCAGGGGATACCGGAGGAAGAAAAAGTACGCCAGGGTTGCGGCCAACTGGTACTTCAAGACGGTCCATGGATATTGTGCGGTCCTGACCGAAAAGACCCCTATTGCCGAAGTGCAGGCAGAAGACGATATTCCGCCCGATCAGACCAGGGCGATGGATGTCAACACCGCCAAATGGTGGAAAACCCAGCATCAGCAGGATACACTGTTTGCCACGGTGCAGAATATGTCGGTCTATGGGACCACGGTGGAGAAATGCCATTTGGACAAGGATACGATCAAACTTCCTATCCGGGACCCGTTCAATTTTTTCCCGGCCCCAGGATACAAGATGGCGACCGTGGAGGAATTGCCGTATTGCTGTGATGCCGACTTCATAGATGTCTATGAGATTCATGAAACATTCGGTATTCCTTTGACTGTGCAGATTAAGGCGGATGCCGTGGAGCAGCTTTTTGGCGGGGAGCGGGAGACCGTGAAGGGCGGGAAGCCCGCCCAGTCTATCTCGACAAGCCACTGGCCGTCAAGTTACGTCGATACGTCAGGCCCACGGTCCGGAATAACATCCGAAGCATACAAAAACAAGGCTTTGGTGGTGGAGCTGTGGGTCCGAGATAACAGAATGGCCGAAATTCCGCAGCAGGTGGAGGCTCAAGCGGTTGATAATGAGGGGAATCCGGTTTTTGACGACCAGGGACGGCCGGTCATGACGGTACAGGAGGGGGAGCCCGTCATGATGCCGGTTTACCCGGACGGCATAAGGAAAATAACTTTCATGCCGGGAAACCTTGATATTCCGTTTAACAATGGGGTGTTGGATGACCAGCCCAACCCGTCCATCAACTGGGCGCTTGTGGATGAGCGCATCAAGATGTTGCAGGAATCCGGAATTCCTGAGCCTGTTATTAACGAAATGACGGGGCAACCCGCCATGGACCCCCAGACGGGCCAGCCTGTCATCCAGATGAGGCCGGTGGATGAACTGGAAGCCATCCGGATGATATGGCGGGAGTGCGACAAGAATTACTTTCTGTGGGGTCGCTTTCCCTTCATTGTAGCCTCAATGTTTCTCGACACGTCCCAATATTGGGGCTTCTCTGTTCTGGAGCAGATCGAAGAACTTATTGCGGAAGCGGAAGACATCCTGACCCGGTACGCAGCGTACTTCAAGCACGCCATGTTCCCCATCCTGATCAACCCAGAAGGGAGTGGGGTCGATAACTCGGAGATTGGTGATGAACCGGGCTGCGTCCTGAACCCCACTATGGCCGCCGCTATGCAGAAGGTCATCTACTACCTGGAACCGCCCCCACCTCCTCGGGGCCTTCTGGATTACTTGCTGTTTCTCCTCATGCAGGTGGACATCATCAGTTTCACTCCGGAGGTTTCGGAAGGGAGAAAACCCAAGGGTGTCGCGGCCGCATCGGCCATTATTGCCCTTCAGGATAAGGTGGCGACCCTCTTCCAGCCACTTGTCAGGAAAGTTGACGAGATCGTGGAGACGCGTGGGAATATGTTCATCTCGATGGTGATGAACTGGGGGACCGAAGAGGAACCTATCAGGGTTGACGAGCAGCTTGTGAAGTTTGTCGGGATAGACCTTATGGGGCAGTTCCAGTATCACGTCGAAAGCGGCAGTTCCGCCCCTATCACGAAAGCCGGACGCAGACAGCAGTACATTGAACTTTACCGCCTTGGAGCCCTGGATGTCTCAACCCTTCTCGAAAGGCTTGAAATTCCCAACTGGGAGCGGATTGCCGAAAGGGTGATGGAGCAGAACAGCGTTCCGGGCGCCATTGACATTCTTGTGCAGGCCGGTCTCCCGCAGGATATCGCGGCAGCTCTTTACCAGTACGTCATGCAACCCCAGGGTGGCTCAGGAGAAGGCAAAACGGCTGGGGGCGGAAAACGACCCCCCACGGCCCCAGCAAAAGGGTTGGGGGAGAGTGAGCAGGCCATGTACGGACAGATGGACCTGACGGGATGAAGGATAAATTTACCCTTGACAAACTCATAACTTGCCTGAAACAATGGTTGAAAGAGAAAACCACAGGTCAGGTTAAGATCATCCTCCACCAGGGAGGTATCAGGTCCGTGAGACTGGAGAAAGAGATAATCGAATAATCACGGACTCTTAACAGCCTGAAAAGATTCTGTTAAGCCCGGTTAAGAGCGGTTCAGCGCCGCTTTTGACCGGGCTTTTTGCGTTTTTGGAGAAATACGAATGCCACTTTACACCTATCACTGCGAAAAACATGGAGAATTTGACCGCATATTCCGCATGGAGGACAAGCCGGACGTTACGGTCTGCCCGAAATGCGAGGCTCCATCGAGGAGCATAATTGTCCTTGGGCATGGGGGACCAAGAAAGAACAATCCCGGATGGCTCAAGGAGGTAAACGCCTTTTTCAGAGATGACGGGCACCATTTCGAGACAACGGGGGATTACAGAAACTTTGTGGTCAAGAATCCTTCCATTGTTCCGCAGCATGGGCACCCCGCCATTCCGTCTTGGGTGGGAGACAGACTTCAAAAACCCCCGCCCGAGAAGGAACTGAAGGCCAAAAGGCGCAAGATGGCTAATGAACGCCTCAGAGACATGAGGAAATTAACCGTCAACACAAGACCAGCAGGACAGCCCGCTTGACGGGTCCCTGCAACAGAAAGGATTTTTTATGAACGGAGAGAACGAAAGGGTTCCCGATGACCAGACAGGACAGGGCGCTACGCCTCCCGATGAAGGTCAAGGACAGACCGAAGAGACTCCAGATTTAGACGGATACAGCAGCCTGGAAGAACTGAAGGAGCACCATGCACGGCTCAAGAGAGAGCGGGACGAGCTTGACAGTCTGAGGGGAAGACAGGGATACGAAAACTCCCAACTCAGAATGGAGCTTGCCCGGTTGGAGGGGCAGATCGAGGCTCTTTCAAAACACGAGCAGGCATCCCAGCCGGGACTTGGTTATACCTTCGAGGACATCCAGAAGCAACTGGACAATGAGGAAATCACGCAGGCTGAAGCCTTGAGGCGGTACGATGCCCTCACGAAAGCCGAATTTGACAAAACCGTGAATTCCCGCGTTTCTTCAATCAGGGATGAGGTCATGTCCGAGATAGAGGTTGAGCGCAGGGCCAAGGCTTTCATGGATAGAAATCCGGATTACGAAACCGCTTGGAATAAAGGGGAACTTATTCCCTATATGTCGGACGGGGCATCGGTTGAAACCGCGTATTACAGGTGGAAGGCCGACAGTCTCGCCAAAGAAAAAGCGGAACTGGAAAGCAAGATGAAGTCAACCTCTCAGAACGCCCGGAACACGGGTGTTCAGCAGGGGATAAACATTGAACGCCAAAAACAACAGGCAGGAAAGGTGTTGGGGAATGAGCAGGGAAGTTTCGCACACGGCCAGAGTCCCAACGACTTTCAGCCCATGAGCCCGCAGGACCGGAACGTGAAGGCGCGTGAATATCTTGCGGCCTTAAGGGCGGGTAAAGTGCCTGGCAGATAATCGGAGGATTATACTAAATGGCTCTCGAACTTAATGAGATTCAGGCTTAATAAAATGGGCCTCTTAATGGCGAGATCATGAAACCACGTTGGACAAAAGAAGAGACAGACTATTTGAAAGCCAACTATGGCTTCCTGCCATTAAAGGATATTTCCATAAAATTGAACCGAAAGGCAAACGCTATAAAGAAAAAGGCTGCAAGATTGGGCTTAGTCAGGAAAAACACAATCTGGACTAACGAACTGGTTGAACAGGTTGCAGAGCTATACCCACTGTTAGGGCCTATTGAGTTGGCTAAACGGATGAGCCTGTCAAGAGAGGCGGTATACAACAAGGCCCACAAGCTGGGCTTAAAAATGACTCCAGAAAACAGAGGTAAAATATCATCCAGAATAAACACCAGTAGGCCAATGACAGAGCATACCAAGAAAATGATTAGCAAGGCCAATAGGAAATATGATGAACCCAACAGGTGTATTGAGTGTGGGCATCCCGTCGTAAGGCGGGCTATCCGCTGTCAACCCTGTGAATTAAAGAGAAGAAAAGGCCCAAATCATAATTGGTGGAAAGGCGGAACAAGTAGCCTGAACGATGAAATATCCAGATTGCTCTATCCTATATGGAAATATCCAATAATGTGTAGAGACCATTTTATTTGTCAGGGTTGTAATTCAAGTATCAATCTCGAAGTCCATCATTTAGTGCTATACACTGAAATTAGAGACAGGGTTTTGCAAGAGAATCCGACTCTTTCTGTTGCCAAATATGAAGATCGCAAAAAACTTGCCAAGCTTATTGTGGCAGAACATAAAATGGAAGACGGTATTACTCTATGTAGACCATGTCATGAATCTTGCCATTTTGGAAAACCGGATGAATTGCTGGGACCGCTGACCGTGAAAGACGAAGCCAATCAGCAGCCAAGCCTATCGAAAGTGATATCAATTGTAGATAGGAAGGTTCAGAGAGCAGTTGGTGAGGAAATCACTGCCAATAATCCAACCACGAGCGTCCGGGTCGTCACCTCTAATGACGATATGATGTGCTCCGAGCTGCATAGAAATATGCAGAAGTAAGACTTAAATGGTCTTACGATAACATAACTGCTAACGACAGATGTATGGTTCCCGACCAGTTACAACAACTTCTTCAAGGGCAATGTTTTCATGTACAAGCTCATGTCGAAGATGGAGCGGATTGGGTCGGGCGAGTATATCCGGTGCGTGCTCGAACACGCAAGGGCGCGTGGAGGTCCTTTCGGGGCAACCACGCAGTTCGACACCGCAAAGAAAGAAACCCATAATGCGGCCCGGTATCCCTGGTCATATTTCTGGTCCGGGGCAACCATCGATATTGACGATATGGTGCAGATCAGCGGCGGGGATTCCGACGTGGATCTGGTGATGTCGAAACTTGACAACATGCAGGCATCCATCCGGTCCTACATGGGTGATTGCGTCTGGATGACTTTTGCGACGGCCCAGGCAACCTACGGGGGCGCCACAAAACCATTTTACGGCATCCCGGACCTTATGGCCCAGACCGACACCAGCCCGGCTTACGGGAGAATCAACCGGGCGGACCTGGGGTACCAGGAGGACGGCACGACCTACGTGTGGACGGCCTTTCAGGATACCGACCCTTATGTGATGGCGTTCGAGACCGTTCAGCGGCTTCGCAGAGGGTGCAGCATCAACAACGATGCCGAAGGGAAGCCGGACCTCTACATCACCACCATGACGCTCAAGGACGCTTTCGAGCTTTCCTTGACCCCGTCCCAAAGGTTCCCGGACCCCGAGCTTGCAAAGGTGGGGTTTGACGCTATTCGGGTGGGTACGCGCGGGTCTATGGTGGATGACGACAAGTGCACCGCCGGATACGTGAACGCCTTCAACTTCATGCGGATGTACCTGAAGGTTCATCAGGAATACGACTTCACTAAGCCGGTCTGGAAAGAACCCATTGACAGGCCAATCAAGACGACCCAGACACTTTTTGCCGGGGCCGTCTGTACGTCTGAACGCCGGGCGCATGGTCAACTGACCAATGTGTCGGCATCCTAATGGGAGGTATATAACCAATGGAAAACGTAATCATTCCTCTGGCAAGCCTTGACGGAGACCCAACCACTTACGTGGTTCCCAACAATAACTGTCGCTTGGCTGACGTGGTAACGGTCGTTACGACCGCTATTACGACCAACGACGTAACCCTTACCTTTTCTGATGGGACAACTACTATAGGGACTGTCACCATTGCGGCAACAAGCGCCGCAGGCACGGTTGACACTTTCACGGTTAATCCTACCAGTGAGGGTAAGGTTGCCCTCAATAGCTCCACGCCCTTGAAGATCGCTTCAACCGGGTCGCCGGGAGCGGGGGCGGTAAACATTACTCTGGTTTTTGACCCCTTCCATGCCAACAATTAAGCCACGGGGAAGCGGGGGATGATCCTTCTCTTCCCCAGACAGGAGTTTAAAGCGATGAAGAAAATCTTTACAGCAATCGCAGTAATCGCCGCGATGTTCGTGGGGACCGCCTGGGCTGATGTTGTTGTGGACAATCGGGAGAGGATTTCCCTCGGGAACAAAACCGGCGTTATGTGCGATATTGGGTTTGACACCTCTTACAATTACGGCGGGGAATTCGCCGGAGCCACCATGTTTGGCCTGGGACGGGTGCAGGAGGTCCTGTTCTATAACCAGGACGGGCACGCCTACGCTTATGACCACGGGACCAAGCGGATAAAGGTGCTGGCGTCCGCGCCTCCCATTGTCTATGAGGAGAGGCATGCGGATTCGGCAAGTTCAGGGGATACTGGTTTTCTCCTGAATTATCCTGCCGCGTACATCATGGCGATTCAGTCCGATGGGGCAACCCCGTTCATGCTGGCAAGCTCGGGCGCCACAACCCTGTCTGGCAACTGGGCGGCCTTGAGTTCTCCTATCCAGGAGGATATGCTGACGGGCATTACGGTCAGCCAGACCGGAAATCGCAGCGGAAACAGCTTCTATGTTACCTATGTCACGCAGGCGTGGAAAGATGTTTACGACCTTCTGGTGCAGAACCAGACGATCAATCTTCTCAGCAGCAAGGCGGGCGGTGCCACAGGAAGCGGGAACACCATCTTTGCCTTTCAGTGCGCCAAGTTTGGAGACCAGACAACCGGAGTAACCCCGGTCGATTTTGCCGACACGATAGGGAATTATGAATTGGGGATCGATTTTGGGGACAGCGGGTGTAGTTCCAGCCAGATGGCCTATTTTGGCGGTCAGGACGGAAAAGACCTTATCATCACCTACCTGAAGTATCCCCCGGTTAATTCGTGGCTCTGGAACAGATGGATTCGGAATGAGGATGCATCAGTTACGTCCGGTACGTCCATTATGCAGCTCAGGAAACCCCTTCTTATGTGGAACTGGGGCGGGTGGGCCGCTTCAAGCGGCGATAGTCCTTTTATTATCGGATACTCCGAGTATCCTTATGACAACGAAACCGGAACATACCGCTTCGATGATTCCAACGACAATTCTCTCGGGGTGGAGTGCGCGGAATATTCCGGCGTCTCCATCATGGTGACAAATTGGATGAACAGCGGTGTGACCTATGGATGGAGCAATACTTCCGCCGGGAACGCCGTCCAAAACCAAACATGGACAGTCCATAACACCTATGGCCGTGCCCTTACGCACGCAACCTACGTTTGGGGCAAGCCCTGGGAGATCCCCAACCTCCAGATGCTTCAGGTTCTTGCCGGGAGCGATCTGAGCGGTGTAACTACAAGAGCGCTAGTTATCGGGTACTAACCCATGACTTCCGCCGAGATCATCAGGGCAATCCGGCGGGCGATCAGAGAGCCCACCCCCCGGACCATAAGTGACGATGAAATAAGTTCCGTCGTCACCCGGGGGGTGGTGTCCCTCGGGCATACCATTCTCGAAGTCGCACCATCCCGTTACAATTCCCGCAAATCACTTCAGGCGGCAGGGAACACCTACGCCTTTCAGAAGCCGTCCGACTGCATGTCTATCCTCAAGGTGTGGGACCTGGGGGATACCGCACAATCCATCACGGCGATAGCCAACAACGGCGGCGCAATCCAGCTTACCGTAACGGCCCATGGTCTGGATGATGACCAGGTTGTTTTCGTTCATGATGTCGGGGGGACCACCGAAGCGAACGGCACGTGGAAAATCACGGTCGTTGATGATGACAATCTCACCCTGAACGGGTCCACATACACAAATGCCTATACCAGCGGGGGCAAGGTCTTTGCCGAACCTTCTGCTATGGATGAAATAACCTTGAAGCCTCTTGCGGACGCCGACCTTTCGAGCCCCTTCAGATGGTATCCGCGGGCTGATTATATCATTGTGGACGATGAGACGTTTGAAAACGATATTGTCATTGATTATGTCAAAAGACCTTCCGAGATAACCGATATACCCTCAGAATGGCATGACTGGCTTGTCTCATATGGGGTGGATGACCTCATGATTTTGCCTTCCCCGACGACAGATCCCGGCTATTCCGATAAAGCGCAAACGCTTGGCCGACACAGAAACAGGATGTCGAAAATCGAATTGGCAATCAGAAGAACCATGAAGGAGTCCAGGGAACCAAAGTATATCCGGTCAACCATGAAGGATAAGATGTGAAAAAAACTGTCTATACCATAACCCTTCTTATTTTGTGGCCGGTTTTGATATACGCCGGATCTCAACAGACATCAGGGATCAATGCCCAGACGGTCATTGACCGCGCCAGGTCCATCTATAATGATGTGAGCGATAATTTTGTTTCCGACAGCGAGCTTCTTGCCTTTCTGAACTGGGGGTTGGTTGACATTGCAACCCGATCGAAATGCCTGGAAACAACTGAGACCATTACGCTGCAGGCAGGCGTCACCCAGTATTTGCTTTCAGGAAATTATATAAGCGTTGAAGGGGCTGTCTATAGCGGGCTCACCACATACTCGTCTCCCTATAAGTCCGTGACGCCGACAAAACTTGATGCCATAGGAGATTTAGAGGCCATTGGAATCCCCGATAAGTTTGTTGTGTGGGATGATTATATCGTTGTGCTCCCGACCCCTGAAAGCGGGGCATCCGGGTACAATATGGCTGTTTATATGGCGGGAAGACCCTCTTCGGTGACGCTTTCGGAAACCATCCCGACCCCGGCTATTTACGACAAGGCTCTTAGCGTTTTGGTTGCCGCCCACATATACTTGCGGGCGGAAAACTGGAACGGATATACAACCTTAATGAACCTTTATTCTCAGGAGATAGACCGATGGAGAACCGACACATCCGGTCAAAAGCCGCCGCAGTAATCATTTTCGTTTTGCTTGTTTTTTTTCCATGGAGCGCGCATGCCGGCGTTTCCGTGTTTGCTGCAAGGCAAGCGACCGGCGGGGGATCGGAAGCCCTGGACGCTCTTCCGGCCCTTAACATCGGGGCGTATGATTTTGTTCTTTTGCTGTCAGCGGAGAGCGAGTTTTCTGTCTGGAAGGCATCCAATGACAACGCCCCTGAAGGATGGCCCTTAAGGGTCAGGCCGGATGATGTCGGCGGAGGTGTAACTACTTGGCACCGCGCAAGCGCAGGCGTCTCTAACCTTCAGGTCTACGGTGGCGCGACGGTTGTTGAGGGCGTTAAGGCGGATTATCTCGTCGCCGGAAACTCTGTTTATTTGCTGTACTCAGGCGTGACTCTGACATCCGACATGCTGGCAGGCGGGATCATTTACAACTTCTCTTCTGCCGCTATTGATATTGGAATCCCGGCAATCTCCGGCAGCACGGCGTGCTTTCTCGTCAAGGACATGACTGGCACGGGCGTTACCGTTAGAACGACCGACATGGAAACAATGTACGCCGAGCAGGACGTCGGGACCCGGCTTGTGCTGGATGTGGGGAACAGCCGCGATTCCGCTGCATTTCAGATGGTGACGGAATCCGGCACGTGCAAATTCGTGGATGTATTGGGCACGGTGGGGACATGGACCATAAGCCAATAACCAGACGGAGCTTTCTTAAAAGAAGCCTTGCCATGACAGCCGGCGGAATCCTGCTTCCACAGGTGTCTTTTGCCCGATGGTGGCCCATGGTGATCGGGGGAGGCGAAGCTTCAAGCGCCTGGACGACGGACGCCAACACGTTTTGGCTCATCCATGATGCTGTCGCGCAGGGAGACCCGGACATCGGAAGTGGGGCGGGGCTTAACGTTGCCAACAGCACCCTGACAGATCCGGGCGGGACTATCCCCGCCGCAACAGGCGCGCCTCCTTATCGAACCCTTTCAGCCGGGATGTATTTCACTTGCGAAGACGCCCTTAAGAACGTTATCGCACAATCGACCTTCTCGCTGTTGGTGAGTTTCAGCATCAACAATGTCACGCTGGAAAACTGCATTCTGGATTGGTTGACCGGGGATGACGGGGCGGTTCAGTTGAAGTGTGCGGACCTTAACGGGAACGGGTTTCGGTTTGGTTGTTCCGGACCTCCGGTGAAGCTTGGGCTGGCTCACAATGATGAAGTCCCTTATACGCTGTCAACCGGCGTTCGTTATTGGGCTGCCTTGGCCTGTGACGGTATAAATCCCACCTGGATGGGGATTGCCACCAGTTTCCCGAACTCCAAGAGTGATTTCGTCGCCACGCTTGATGGTTCGGCAGCCGCCACGTGGACCAGTTTAACCAATAGCAGAGACGCGGTATGGGGCAATGCCGGAGCAGGCGATATTGACGGGAATATCTATACATTCGGCCTTTCAAGCGCTTACAAATTCTGAGAAAGCATATGTGGATTAGCTATAAACCGATTTTGATCTATTATGACCCGCGTACAGGGCAAGAGATACCATCTATTGTGAACCTCCGGAACACGAAAAAGACTCCTGTGCGGGCGAGATGCATCCATCCGGATTTTACCGGCAACGAAATAGCCCGGTACGCCGTTGATGGCCGCGTGATCATAGAGCTTTCCGGGAATGCAAGGTTCAAAAGCAATGAAAAAATTACGACCTACCGGGTTCTGACTCGCAACAACGGTTCACGGAAAATAATTCGAGGGAAAACAAAAGAGTTTTTAGCCCAGGATTTCGACATTCAGGATCTCACCAAGGACCAGTTCAACGAGTTGATAGGGATTGAATCGGGTGTAACCAATTGAAAAGATGGTTCCTCATACCTCTTTTGCTGCTTCTGTGTGTTTCCTCGGGAGATGCAGGGCCACAGCAAAAGTCCGAGAACCGTATCACGGCATTCCATCTTTTCGATGGTCAGTGGATGCCAGATGTTGACCCTATTCTGATAGGCCCGAAAAACTACCAGAGCCTCATCAACTTCAGGCCAAAAGACGGGTTCATCCAGGCGGTCCTCGGATACAGCAAAATCAACAGCAACATCATCAACTCCACTTACTATAAAGCGCGATCCGGATTTCACTTCAAGAAGGATAACCCGCGGGAAAGCCATGTCCTTATCCAGGCGTACAATTACAATCTATCCCAAAGCGCCGTTATTGATAACGAAACTGCTATTCCAGGCACAGGGGAATTTAACGGCGCGATTCTTCACGTTGATGAATCATATGGACAAACAGGCGGATTTATTCCAGAACAGAAGTCATTCTTCGTGGATTACGGGGGGGCATATTTTATCAATACCCCGACATCTACAGGGGGAGTGACGTGGGTAAACATACAGACCGCCGAAACCATCCCCACCTATACCGAAAGCGCGCGATTCTCTGATGCACCATTCGGGCACGTCGTCTACTGTAATGGAGCTGAGACACAGATATGGGGCGGGAACGAAATGCCAGTCGCGGCATTCATCACGGCGACGGCAGCAGTTACACATTACGTTACAGGCGCCCGTGATTTTACCGAAAATGTCAATAATACATACACTGATACGTCGGAATGCGCCGGCGTAAGCGCATACGGAACCTGGACAACCGGCACAACGGCTTACTGGCTTGTGGGGTCTACCAGACCGCTTTCCGGGATAAGTCATTACGTTCAGGAGGCCCAGCAGGAGACGGGGCATGCGGTCCATTATGCCACCTGGGACGGCACGAAATGGCAGGACCAGGAAGAGACGGACGGTACAGCCGGTCTCACTCAAGATGGTCAGGTATCGTTCACATCCACCGTGGGGACAGCGAAGCAGAAATATCTCGAAGGCAGGTCTCTCTATTGGTATCTCGGGCAATGTGAGGTAGAGGGCGGGGTAAGCCTCTCTCACGTGGCGCTCAATGCTCCCTGGCAGGATCTTGTGGACATTTGGGACCTTGTGCCCCGGCAACCCATAGCGTTTCACGTGAAACGCAACAATGAAGACAAGAACCTGATTTATGAAGTTCTTCTCGACAGCCCGGATGCCGCCCCCATAGGGGCCGAAATGGGCGGGATCGATTCTTCTCGGGGGGATTATGCGGACATAATCTTTGAAGACCGGATGCAGGCCATTACCTTCGATATGGCATCCGGGAACACGGAAGTTCTTGGGGGGGTCTCGCTCTACACATGGGATGGCGCGGCATTTGAACTGTCATCCGTGACATATGATGCTACCTCCGGGGTATCGGGCCTAAACCCCCTCATCACCTCCGGAACGCTGTCGTGGTCCCCCCCGGATGATGATAAGGAATTTCCGAAAGATGCCTACGGGGTCCATGGCTACATCTACCGGATCTATTGGAACGGAGTTATTGGCGGATCAGGCGCCGGGGATGATAACGTCATCATCGACACCATCACGGGTGTCCCGGCCCCGAGAAAGCTCTATAATTACAAGTTTCCGGCCTTCTATAAGGGTAGAACCTTTTTATTTGGATACCTGAAGGGAAATGAAGGAAATCGGGCGGATTACTGCGCCACGGATCAGCCGGATGTCTGGAATGGGGAAGAGACAAGCGCAGGAGAAGCTGGCCCCCTTTATTTTGGGCAGAATGAAGATGTTACGGCAGCTATTACCCTATACAACCGCTATGGGTCAAACCTTTACGAGATCTTTCTGGTGTTCAAGGCGAATGAAATCTATAGCATGACGGGCGACGGCCCGGATACCTTTCAAATTGACAAAATATCCGATACTATGGGGTGCCCGGCTCCTTTCACCCTATGCACTGCAGAAGTTGGATACGAGATGCTGGAGGCGGAAGTCAAGAGATCAATGGCGATGTGGCTGTCATCGTCCGGTCCTCTGGCGTGCGATGCGGGCCTTCTGAATCCCATCCCTGGAATTGATCGATACTTTGACCCACAAGATTCGCTTTACGTGGGGGCATCTGAAATCAAAGAGGCGTTTGCGTGGTTCGATAACGCCTACAAGGAATGGAACCTTCGGGTTGCTGACTATTGGTTTGTCTATGATTTTATCAGAAGAAAATGGTACAGAAAAGATACCGGGTCGTCTGAAATGATCGAGTACGCTATCCCCGTAACGGACCTATATGGGAACTATTACGTTTATGCAGGGATTGACACCGGATACCTGATGAGGCTGGAGGACGGGGGAACGTGGGACGGGGAATCTATCCAACATATTGCGCGGACGGGAGATTTCTATCCTTCTGACAGCCCATGGCACATCAGCATCATGGACAGGATCAAACTTATCACGAACACCACAGACGATAACTCTACCCTGTATGTCAAAAACTATAAGGACCTGGATACATCGGGAAATTCTCTCTATGCCATCAACATGACGCAATCAGATAGAGTCATGAGGAACACCTTCACGGCAAACGAACAGGCATGGGTTCACAGCCTGGAATTCTCGATTGACACGTCCGGGGTTTCGCGGGCGGAGCTTATGGGGTTTGGTTTTGAAGGTGATGTGAAGAGATTTGACCACTAAGGAATACTGAAATGGCTGATTACTATGTAGACCCATCTTCCATTGTTGACAATCCGCGAATGAGGCGGGCGCTTGCCCGGATAGAGAGGATGCCACCTGAACAGAAATCTTTCATGATAAATAATATTCTGGCATCCGGGGCAGGCGATCAGATGCAGCGATACCTCCAGATGATAGGGCTAAAAAGCCGCATCAGGACCGCCGAAAAAGGCATGGAGATCAGCCGGCGCGGGATGGAGCAGCGGGGCGAGATGTCCCGATCCAGGATGGAGCAAACGAAGGGGATAAACCTTGCGGAACTGGCCCTGCGGGAAAAACTCGGGAATGCCCGGCTCGACCAAGAACGATACTTGAACGACCTCGTGACGGGATATGAACGCGAGCAGGAAAAGAAGCGGTTCCCGTGGGAAGTGGCGGGGCTTGGGGTTTCAGCTCTCGGGGCCTTGCAGCAATGGAGAAACACCGAAGAGGAAAAAAGAATCAACAAAGAAATATTGAAGAAATTCGGGGTATCGTAAAATGGCAATCAACTATAGGAGCCCGGTAAGCTATTACGGGAGACCGACACGACGTCCCTCCATGAGGCGGATCATGGATGAGATGGCCCTGTATCTGCCACAGATATACGCACAACAGAAAGAAGACAAGCTGGCCCAGGAAAAGCTTGACCTTGCCCAGGCCGATCTTGAACAGACACAGGCGCTATTCGATCAGGGCCAGGCAACCGAAAAGGAGCTTGCCGACAGACAAATGGCACTCCAGGAAGCACTTGCGGAACAAAGCCTTGCACAGCAGCGGGAGCTTACGGAGGAATCGCTTGCCCAGCAGAGGGAATCCGATGCGGCGGCAGCTAAAATCTCAGGAGCGAATCTCGCAATATCCGGAGTAGGAGCAGGAAAGACGGCGTATGAAGCACTGAAAGAGATTCCGAAAGCTTACAGGAAAATAAGGAATTGGCTT